CTCTAAGACGGACGAAGCATTTAAAGCCCTGCTCGAGCACGAAAATGTCATCGTCCAGCACATTGTGGCTGCTCGGCTAGGCGTTAAGTCTACGCTGGAAGAAACCCGCACCGAACGGTTCCTGCAAATCTCCGCACGAGGCACACTGCCTATCCCCCTACGCTACTACGCTGCTCACACTGGGCGATGGGGCGGGGATGACAAGGTGAACATGCAGAACCTACCCCGTCAGTCTCCATTAAAGCGGGCTATCTTAGCTCCCAAAGGCCACATGATGATCGACGCTGACTCTTCCCAGATTGAGGCGCGGACGCTGGCGTGGCTGGCGGGGCAGGATGATCTGGTTGAGGCATTCGAGAAGGGTGAGGATGTCTATAAGAAGATGGCGTCGGCTATCTATAACAAGCCAGAAGCAGACATCACTAAGGACGAGCGCTTCGTTGGTAAGACGACAATTCTCGGTGCAGGGTACGGGATGGGCGCTGCTAAGTTTCAGGCGCAGCTGAAAGTGTTCGGTGTCGAGATGGAGCTGGACGAGTGCCGTCGTGTCATTCAGGTGTACCGTGAGACTTACCCGCAGATTCCGTTGCTCTGGAGAAAGGCTGGTAAGGCACTGGAGTGGGTGCGCGACAACCAGATCGGTTACATCGGTAGGGATGACCTGCTGACGGTCGAGGGTAAAAAAGGCATCAAGCTACCTAACGGGCTGTACATCAAGTACCCCAACATCCGCAGCACACAAAAGGATGACGGCTCGGTGGAACTCGTGTACGATACAAAGAGGGGGAGAGCAACCATACCGAATAGGATATACGGCGGTAAGGTGGTAGAGAACATCTGCCAAGCCCTAGCGAGGATAGCAATCGGCACTCAGATGTTGCTGATCGCTAAGAAGTACAAAGTAGTAATGACGGTTCACGATGCGATTGCTTGTGTCGTGCCGGAAGATGAGGTCGAGCGTGCCAGAGAGTACGTCGAATTGTGTATGAAACTACGCCCTAAGTGGGCACCAGACCTACCGCTTAGCTGTGAGTCTGGATACGGAAGGAGCTACGGAGAATGTTAAGTTTTGTAGAAGTACTTATTGGTGGGGTAATCGGCTGGACTATAAGTTGGATACTTTGGGGTTTGGTGTCCGAACATAAGCGGCGCAGCATTTTATCCCGCAGGGAGCAGTTATTGGGGGTGCAGCTACCAGAGCCACAGTACAACGTGGATCCTGAAATCATGGTGAAAGCTATACCCGCAGTTAATGGTCGGCTGCTGCAGTTATCGACAAAGAAGTTTCACAAAAACCAAGTCGATTGGGAGTGGGATTCGATAATGTTTATCGTGCCGGAAGATCAATCGCTGTCCGAAGCCATTGCCACTGCGATGTTGATGAAAGGACTTGAGAAGTGATAGTAGACACGATTAACTTCCGCATGGTGTGGGGGCTTATCAACGCATGGTGGGGCAAGTCTATGATAGCCGTGCTGTTGTTCTTCGTCGGTTTGTACATCGGCGGTTTAAATGCGGAAAGTCGGATCGTGTCTGACTGCAAGTTTGCAGGCGCATTCCGTGTAGATATTCAGGCGTTCGCCTGCCAGAGGAAATTATGAACGACAAAGTAGTTGTACTGCCGGTATCCGACGCATCTGAGCTTGCGCAGCGCCTGCTTGATTTACAACCGAAGAATGCCGTATTAGTGATGATGGACGAAGACGTAATCACAATTAGGACTACGCAGCTGGACGACACGGTGCGGATGTTCGGCGCGTTAGAGTTTGCAAAACTACATATCTGGAACGGTCTATGAGCATCGCGTGGTCTTACAGCAGCCTTAAAACCTTCGATCAGTGCCCGAAGAAGTACTACCATCTGCGCGTTAAGAAGGACTTCAAAGATGAGGATTCGACTGCAACGATCTATGGTAAGGAGCTTCATAAAGCGGCGGAAGATTTTATCCGTGACGGCACGCCGATTCCGCCGAAGTTCTCATTTATTGTGGATACGCTACATGCTCTTAAGAAGATCGATGGGGATAAGCACTGCGAGCTGAAACTAGGCGTAGCGAAGCGCGACGGTAAGTTTGCACCCTGCGACTTCTTCGCTAAGGATGTCTGGTGGCGCGGCATCGCTGACCTGCTGATCGTCAACGAAGAAAAGAAGACCGCGTATCTAGTTGATTATAAAACTAGCAAGAACGCTAAGTACGCTGACACGAAGCAGCTAGATCTGCTGGCCGGGGCTGTGTTCACGCACTTCCCGAAGATCGTAGAGATCAAGTCGGCACTGCTCTTCGTAGTCAGTAACGAGATGGTAAAGAAGGAGCACGAGTTCATAATGAAGGCGTCGTACCTAAACTGCATGGAGCCGGAGCTGACCCGTCTGGATGCGGCTATGAAGAACGACGTGTGGAACCCAGTGTCCGGGCCACTGTGCAAGTTCTGCCCGGTGACCGAGTGTAGCCATAACCGAAAGGGGTAATCATGCCTTACGTTAACAAGAAACGCCCGTACAAGAAAGAGTACCAGCAGCAGCTGGCGCGTGGTGAGCACGAAGACCGGATGGATAGGCAGCGTGCACGTAACGAGCTAGACAAGAAGGGTGTGAACCGCGCAGGTAAAGACATCGACCACATAGTGCCGCTGTCGAAGGGCGGCACGAATGCACCGTCGAACCTGAAGCTGAAGAAGCCTAGCCAGAACCGTTCGTTCAGCCGCAACAGCGACCACACAGTGAAGAAGAACAAACCAAAGGGGTGAGTATGTCTACATGGACTACATCAAACACAAGCACTAGTGCAGCGCCCATAGGTTTGTCTCAGGCTCGCAGCGGTGCGATGGTGGAGATAAGCTACAACGGCATTATGTTTACACGCCCTGATGGTACTAAATCTAAGGTGCCGACCCGTCCCACGATAACTATGAAAGACCTACAGTCTGAGGCATACCAGATGGATACAGCGCAGTTGAGGGCAGCGTGGATTACGAGATTCGGTAGTGACTGGGTAAGCTCCGCTGACTTTGCGAATGACGAGTTGTTCCTCAAGGTACATAACCGCCTCGGTGCGCTGGGTGAAATGGAAGAAGCCTACGTGCAAGACAAGTGGGAAGTGTTCGTACGGATAAAGAAATGACACTCGACGAAGCACGGACTATATGGCTGACGCTAATAGGTACTGACTGGTACGACTACGTAGATTTAGTTAGCCACACTATGTTTTACGGCACCTTAGACGCAGCCTACATAGAGCTGCGCAACGCCAACATGTTAGAGATAAACCATAACACGTCACGAATAAAAATAACATGCAAGTCGTAGACAACAAAGTAATCATCATCCGTACGCGCCGACCGCATCTCATTACGGAGAAGATAAAGAAAAGCAAAGTCATCGGCTGGCTCCCTGATGGGCTGCACGATGTCGCGGTGTACTACGGCTTGAAAGAAGTACAGGAGCTAGCCAAATTGAATATCAAAGATGTTCCGTCTACGATTGACCGGGACTATAAGTGGCCGGGGCAGTTCAAGCCCTTTGCCCACCAGAAAGATACAGCGTCGTTCCTAACCCTACGGAAGAAGGCGTTCTGCTTTAATGAGCAGGGTACCGGCAAAACCGCAGCGGTGATCTGGGCGGCTGACTATCTGATGAATCTAGGGCTGATCCGCAGGGTACTCATCATCTGCCCTCTATCTATTATGAAGTCGGCGTGGCAGCAAGACTTGTTCCGCTTCGCTGTGCATCGCAGTTGTGACATTGCCTACGGGAAACGCGAGCAGCGTATCAAAGTCATACAGGGTGGTGCTGAGTTTGTCATTATCAATTTCGACGGTGTAGAGATTGTGCAAGACGAGATTGCTAATGGCGAATTCGACCTCATCGTAGTGGACGAGGCATCGGCCTACAAGAACATACAGACTAACCGCTGGAAAGTACTGAAGAGTTTGAACACCCCTGACCGCTGGCTATGGATGCTGACTGGCACCCCGGCAGCGCAGTCCCCGGTAGATGCGTTCGGTCTGGCTAAGCTAATAAACCCAGAGAAGATACCGAAGTTCTTCGGGCAGTTCCGTGACAAGGTGATGGAGAAGGTCGGGCAGTTCCGCTGGATCCCCCGCCAGAATGCTGAAGAGATTGTGCATAACGCACTACAACCAGCTATCCGGTTCGAGAAGGCGCAGTGTCTAGACCTGCCGGAAGTAACTTACGTAGAGCGTGAAGCACCCCTGACCCCACAGCAGGACAAGTACTACAAGACGCTTAAGCAGTTGATGGTTATGCAAGCAGCTGGTGAAGAGGTCACGTCGGTCAACGCTGCGGTGCAGCTAAACAAGCTGCTGCAGATCTCCGGCGGGGCTGTGTACTCCGACAACCGCGAGGTCATCGAGTTCGACGTGAGCAACAGACTTAACGTGGTGCAAGAGGTTATCGAGGAAGCAAGCCACAAGGTGCTGGTTTTCGTACCATTCACGCACACCATCGAGCTGCTACGTGCGCACCTTACCAAAGCGGGTATTACGTGCGGCGTAATATCGGGGCAGGTGTCGGTTAACCAGCGCAACGATCTCATCAAGCAGTTTCAGGAACAGCAAGATCCTAAAGTATTAATCATCCAGCCACAGGCAGCATCACATGGCTTGACACTCACGGCGGCAAATGTAGTAATCTGGTACGCCCCTGTCACTAGTGTGGAAACCTACCTTCAGGCTAACGCTCGTATCAACCGGCCCGGCCAGAAGAACGCTATGACGGTGGTGCACATTAAGGGTAGCGAGGTAGAGCGAAGGATGTACAAGATGCTCCAGAACAACATCACTAACCACACCAAGATTATCGATCTGTACAAGCAAGAAATTTCAGAAAAGTAGTTGACATTGTTAAGCGATAGTGTACACTAAAAGATCGAAAGCGGATGCTGGACGGAAATCAGGGAGCTGAACCTGACGAGTTACCCAGACGCAGCGAGTAGTGACAGCCCGGAAAGACGGGCACCAACAAGGCTAGGGGTTGTGTAACGGGTTAGCGCCGTTGCGCCTTTTAACCGAGGCAATTACTCGAAAACTCCGTTGTAAGGATAGTAAACCACTGCTATATGTGAGCAGCCTCTAGCCTTGTTGGTGCAGTACAAGATTAGCCCAGCGGGAGGTGGCGCTAATAACACCCGCAGTGGGGGCAGGGTAGTCCTTTACTGAAGTGCTCCAAGTACTCTGTGACCCCACACCTATAACGAAGGAGCTAGCTATGGATATAACAGACTTTCCAGCCGATGAGCTGGCGAAGCTGTATTTGAAAATACGAGACAAGCGAGACGCACTTACCCGCGAGTACGAGCAGAAGCATAAAGAACTAGAAGAGCAGCTAGATATTGTAGCTGCAGAGATGCTAGAGATCTGCAAAGAGAACGGCGCGGACAGTATCAAAACCCCTGTAGGCACCATCATGCGCAGTGTAGCCACACGCTACTGGACGAATGACTGGGACTCTATGTATACGTTCATCAAAGAAAACGATGCTACAGGGGTGTTAGAGAAACGTATACATCAAGGCAACATGAAGCAGTTCCTAGAGGATAATCCCGACAAATTTCCTCCGGGTATGTTGGTAGATAGCAAGTATAAAATCATCGTTCGTCGTAGTCGTAAATAAACAGGAGCTAAACAATGAGCAACGAAGTCTCAATCTTTAAGAACCGTGGTGAAGTAGCAGTCGCTGGTAAGAAAGCACCGAGTGCCCTGACCCAGTCGCTGATGAAGGCTAACCGCCTCAAGCGTATCTCGCCGCGTAATGGTAAGTTTGTCCGTGTAGTTAACGGTGACACCGCAGGTAAGTTCAACGCACCACTGCGTGTCGTGCTGGTCGGCGTGGCTCAGGCTACTGCACAGCGCACCTTCTACATCAAGGCATACGACCCTAACGCGGAAGCTACTGCGCCTGACTGCTGGTCTAACGACGGTAACAAGCCTGACCCGACTGCTAAGGCTCCGCAAGGTAAGACCTGCGAGACCTGCCCGCAG